TCCAAAAACAATGTCCAAGGTGGTGTTAATACCCCTTGGATTTTTTATTGTTCTGATCTATAATGCCCTTACGTCGTAGACCAAACGGAGTGCGATAAATCACTGTGAGTAAAAAAATCCCGGAGGTAAAATGAACCCCACAAAGGTCTTTCACATATACGCTAAGGAAGAGTGTATATACAACAATCTAACAGAAGAAGAGTTCAGTGAGAAGTGGACAGAATTAAATGCAATGGTAGGGTTATTGCATACTGATTATTCGCCCTCTGATTTTTCCTATGAGGAATGTAGAAGGTATCATGGAGGGTATTGTGCGGATACTACTACAGAACCAGAAGGATCAGATTCCTATTGACGTACTACATAGACCATACTATAATTGAATTGAGTTACTTAAACTTATGGCAAAAGGATTTACAGTTAAAGCAAACACTCCTGAGAAGAAGAAGGAGGAGTGGGATATTGCTGCTATCAAAGAACGAATGAAAGGTAAGACGATTGTCTTCTGTCTACCTGGACGTGGAGTATCATATATCTTTCTGAAGAACTTTGTTCAACTTTGTTTTGATATGGTACAGAATGGTATGGCCATTCAGATCAGTCAAGACTATTCGTCTATGGTTAACTTTGCACGTTGTAAGGTATTGGGTGCAAATGTATTGCGTGGTCCTGATCAAATTCCTTGGGATGGTAAATTGCAATATGATTATCAACTGTGGATTGACTCGGATATTGTCTTTGACACAAACAAGTTCTGGCAACTCTGTGATCTTTCTCTTTCAGAAGATGGTACAGAGCGTGCAATTACTGCAGGGTGGTATGCTACTGAAGATGGTCACACAACCTCTGTCGCACATTGGTTGGAAGAAGATGACTTCCGCAAGAATGGTGGAGTTATGAATCATGAGACTGTAGAGTCCATTCAGAAGCGTCGTAAACCCTTTACTGTTGACTACACTGGTTTTGGATGGGTTATGATTCAGAAGGGAGTCTTTGAGGATACTAAGATGAAGTATCCTTGGTTTGCTCCTAAGATGCAAGTCTTTGAATCTGGGTCTGTTCAGGATATGTGTGGAGAAGACGTATCATTCTGTCTTGATGCAATTGAGGCAGGTTATGAAATCTGGTGCGATCCTCGCATTAGAGTTGGGCACGAAAAAACTCGCGTAATCTGAACGTGACTCGTTTTAACCTTTATTATGAAAACAAATTGATGCATCGCGACCTCTCGTTTGAAGACGCAACAGAGGTCCTGCAAGACTTAGCAGAGCAATTTTACTCTGGTGAGAATTCTATTAACCCAAATAAAATTGAACTAAAGGAGATTGAGTAATGGCAAGAGGTAAAGTTGGTCTTTCGGGTGAGAAGATGATTGAATCACTCCCCAAGAAGACTCGACAGGGTGCAGGTAAACATACGAAGTATGCTGCTACATCCCGTAATGGTAAGAAGAAGCGTTATCGTGGGCAAGGTCGTTAATTTATTCGCATCTCCAATTTATACTGAGGAGATGCTTTTTAATGTGGATAGTATCAGTAAAGAATGCTATCGGAGACAAAAGAATAATTCTGGTAGGGTAATTTCTAATGTTGGAGGTTATCAATCAGAAAGTTTTCATCTTCCTGATCCATTCTTTAATGATCTGTTCTCAAAGGTTGAAGATGCAGGTAATGCACTTGCAGAGTTAATTGGTATTGCTCCATGTAAAATGAATAATTTTTGGATTAATATCAATCGTAGAGGTGATCTTAATCAAAGACACGGACATCCTAAATGTCAGTTATCTGGTGCATATTATGTTAAAGTACCACCAAATTCTGGTTTGATTAAATTCTTTCATCCAAGTGATAGATTTATTGTAAGAGATTGGACGATTAGAGAGTATACACCATACAGTTCAGAAGTATGGGGATTTGAACCAAAAGAGAATGAACTGTTTATCTTTCCTTCTTGGCTTGATCATATGGTATCTCAAAACTTAAGTAATGAAGATCGTATTTCAATCTCATTTAATTTGATGAGTAAATAGTTGTAACGACTTCGTTACTTATGGCTGCACTAATTTGTAACCTACCTTCTGTTGAAGTATGGGTAAGAAAAGAATATCTCACTGATCACCAAAGTGGTCATGGTGAATTTGTTAAGGGCGTCTGGGTGTCGTGTAAATCGATCCCTGGACGTGCTTTTTATTTTGAGACATACTTACCAGAGTATGCGGCAATGTATGATAAACTGCCTATCAGTGCCTTTGTAAGCGAACCTGAGACCCCTTCACCTGATATGAACCTACCTAACCTACAATTCTGGAATTGTATGGACTATGGCGTCGTATCTGTAACCAAACAATTCATTGGTTCAATGGATTTTGAGTTATATACTAGGGACCATGGGATTCAAAAAGGTACTTATATCTGTACCATTGATAATTATCACCAGGATCCTGATACAATTGATTATGCAACCAGTGAAAATCCTGCTGAACACAAGTCTCATAACTTAATTGAACTTGATAATGGACAATATGCACTCTATCCAAACAATAGAATGCGTATTTTTGACAATAGTCTGACACCAGAGAATCCGAAGATGCCTGATTTTAAGGTATCAACGCAATATTATAGTGTTGAGAATGGTTTTGACCGTCTTGGTATGGGACGTGAAGACGAATACTTCTGGAAAACAGCAAAAGAACGTAATTTAGAGGAGGACAATGAAGAGGACACCTGAAGAATTAATCGAATTTGAGAAGAAACTCAAGCGATTAGCAGATGAAGAACGAATGAAAGAAGAAGGATTAAAGGAGCAAGAGGAAAATGAATGATTTTTTAGACAACATGGCAAACCATCAACACCAAAAAATGCTTCGTGAGATCGCAGAAGACGATCTGACACCCAAAAAGAAGGATAAAAAGGTCGAACAAGAGATCTGGGAGAGAGTTGATACTGGTGATGCCTCACCAGGAGTATGGACAAGAGATATCATCCGTGAGTGATACCCCTATAAATAAGTCAGAACATACTATACAAACATAAATAATGCCTTTAGAAGGGGTAAGTCAGGGTTTTAAGGATATAAGTGCATCATTTAAAAGTCATCCATTGACTAATGATGCAATTGCTCTTAAGAATGCATCTGCAGTAGCGCGATCTGTTCGTAATATTGTGATGACTTTCCCTGGAGAGAAACCTTTTAACCCTACCTTCGGTTCAAAGATAAGTAAATCACTTTTTGAGAACATTGATAACATTTCGGCCATTACAATAAAGGACGAAATTGCAAATTCCATTCGTAGATTTGAACCTAGAGTTATCTTGGACGATCTTATCGTCAAACCAGACTTTGACAATAACTCTTTTGACGTATTAATTGTTTATAGAATTGTTGGAATTAGTATTCCAGCACAACAGTTAGAGTTTGTATTACAATCGACTCGATAAATGGCACTAGTAAATTTCGCAAATCTGGATTTCGACCAGATAAAGTCCACCTTAAGAGAATATCTTAGGAATAATTCTAATTTTACGGATTATGACTTTGAAGGATCGAACCTGTCAAGTATTTTAGACGTTCTGGCCTATAATACTTACATCACATCATATAATGCGAATATGGTGTCTAATGAATGCTTCATTGATAGTGCCACATTGAGAGAAAATGTGGTCGCATTAGCAAGAAATATTGGATATACCCCTAGATCTAGAAAAGCAGCAACTGCTTATATTAGTTTTTTCGTTGATACAACAGGAATTACACCTGCACCTGTATCAATTACACTAAACAGAGGACCAATTGCAACGTCTTCTGGTACTTTTGGCAATGAATCATACATTTTCTCTATTTTAGACGACGTAACTATCCCTGTTGTAGACGGAATTGCAACAGTTGACTTCCTTCCAATCTATGAAGGCGTCTATTTGACGGAATCTTACACATATAGTTCCAGAAATCCCAATCAGAGGTTCTTAATTAACAATGCAGGTGCTGATACTGACTTAATTAGAGTCAGAGTACGTACAAATAGTGGCACTGCACAACAAACTTACACTCGTCAGGATAGTTTGTTTGAAATTGACGCAGATTCTAGAGTATTTTTCCTTCAAGAAGTTGAAGATGAGCGTTATGAGATCATTTTTGGTGACGGAATCTTTGGAAAATCACTTTCTGAAGGAAATATTGTCGATATTGACTACTTGACGACTACTGGAGGCGCTTCAAACGGCGTAAGTTCATTCAGATTCAACGGAAGAATGACTTATGTGAGAAATGGAGTCGAATATACGGTCACTCAGGGCATTTCACTGCTTACAACTGACATTGAATCGGATGGTGGAGACGTAATTGAGAAAGTTGACTCAATTAAGAAGTTTGCACCAAGGATTTATGCGTCTCAAAACCGTGCATTGACTGCAAATGACTATGAAACGCTGATTCCAGCAAGAATTTATCCAGAAACTGAGTCAATTTCCGTTTTTGGTGGCGAAGAATTGGTTCCACCACAGTATGGTAAGGTTTTTATCAGCATTAAACCCAGAAGTGGCGAATTTTTGCCCAACTTGATCAAGGAAAACATCAAGAGAGACCTGAAAAAGTATGCGGTTGCTGGAATTGTTCCAGAAATCCTTGATTTGAAGTATTTGTACCTCGAAACTACTTCACAAATCTACTATAACAAAAATCAAGCACCATCTGCATCCGAAGTTTCTTCGATTATTCAGAATAATGCGAATGCTTATGCAGATTCAAGTGAAATGAATAAGTATGGCGCAAGATTCAAGTACAGTAGGTTCCTAAAACTGATTGATGATAGTCATGATTCGGTTACATCCAACATTACCTCTGTAGCAATGCGTAGAGACGTTAGGGCTGCCCTTAACCAACTCGCAGAGTACTCTATAGGGTTTGGTAACCAATTCCACATCTCCTCTATGGATGGATTCAATATCCGTTCTAGTGGATTTAGAGTTGCTGGTGTTAATAATACCGTATATCTGGGGGATGTTCCAAATACTGATAGACAATCTGGTTCATTGTTCCTCTTTACCTTAGATAGTCCCACTTCTACGGTTCCAACAATCGTAAGAAGAAACGTTGGCTCCATTGATTACGTAAAAGGAGTTCTTACACTCTTCCCAATCAATATTCAGGCAACACTTAAGGTTATTGACGGTCAATCAACCATTCAGATATCAATAGCACCTCTGTCAAATGACGTGGTAGGTCTTCAAGACCTTTACCTTCAACTTGATGTAAACAATAGTGTGTTTGAGATGGTTAATGATACGATTGCTTCTGGATTAGACCCATCAGCATCGACTTACACAGTTTCGTCAAGTTACAACTTCAATAATGGTTTACTTGTAAGAGCATAAAATGTCAGAAACTAGAGTAGAATTCAAAACTATCGTAAAACACCAACTTCCCGACTATGTTCGGGATGAGTTTCCTCTTCTTGGTGAGTTTTTATCACAATATTACTTGTCCCAAGAGTTTCAAGGGGCACCTGTTGATTTAATTCAAAATATTGACAGATATATCAAACTCAATACGAATGCGACTACAATCAATTCGACAAGATTGAGAACTGACGTTACTGATAGTGCTTCTACCATATCTGTAGACAATACTGCTGGATTTCCTGATCAGTATGGTCTTCTTAGGATTGGAAATGAGGTAATCACATATACAGGAAAGTCTACGTATCAATTTACTGGTTGTGTTCGTGGATGGTCTGGTTATGTACATCATACGACCAATGACCAGTTTGTTTTTTCTGATACTCTAGCAGAAACTCATTCAAAACTTGATACTGTTGAAAACTTAAGCGTTAGTTTCCTTACTAAGTTTTTAACAAAGGCAAAATATCAACTTCTCCCTGGATTAGAAGATACTAAACTCTTCAGCACTCTTAATAAGAATCTTTTCCTGAAACAGGCAAAGGATTTTTATACTTCAAAGGGAACAGACGAATCATTCAAGATTCTTTTCAAGGCATTATATGGCGAGGACGTTGAAATCGTCAGACCATCGGAAAATCTTCTTACACCATCAAATTCTCTGTATAATATTACCAGAGATATGATCGTAGAACCAGTTGCTGGCAATATTGAAGATATTGAGGGGTATACGTTATATCAAAATTCATATGGAGATACTATCTTCAAATCATATGCCCCAATTGTTCGTGTAGAAAGAATTTTGGTTGGTGGAGCATCAACGGACTATTATAAAGTCAGTTTTGACGCCAACTATAATAGAGATCTTCAATATAACGGTGCAGAGTATGGTTCTTTTGTGTCATATCCTAAAACAAGACTGATTGGAGATTATGCAGAAGATGCGACTACCTTTGATGTTGATTCAACTGTAGGATTTCCAAAGTCTGGTGAATTAAATGTCACTTATGCTGATAGGACTATTGGAATTGTAACTTATACCTCAAAATCATTGACACAGTTCTATGGACTTTCTGGTTTAACTGATGGAGTTAGTGATAATACGCCAGTTGGAGTCAATACCTCTGCTTCTGTAACATTGAATACTGGAGAAGTGATACAAATGAAGATTACCAATGTCTTATCAGACTTCCATGCTGGAGAACTGGTTGGATGGGTAGATGGTAATCCATATTATGGTCCATTCCATGTTCATATGAATAGAAAGATGGTTGGAGCGAAACATGTGAGAACTCCACATGCATACATATACGATACTAAGGAAGAAAGTCTACGGAACCCAAGTGTAGCGTCGGCAACCGTCTCTACAACCCCAACACAACAACTTGCTTCGACAACTAGCAGCAATACATCGAGCACTACAACTAGCACTGGTGCCGCTAGTGGAGGTACTAGCGGTGGCACATCTGGCGGCAGCACAGGCGGCGGTGGAGGCGGTGGATACGGGTACTAAATAAGTAAAAATGTCTCTAAGGCAGATATGTCGCAGCAGTTGAACAGCAAATATTACGAAAAGGATGATGTCATCCTAGTACAGACTCTTGGTACTGTCGCAAAGGACGTTGCGGCAAATTCTTGGGTATTTAACTCTGCCACAAGTTATAAAGCAGAGAAACTTGAACTGATCAATTCTGCTAGTTACAGATATAGAGCAACTTTAACGTCTGAGCACATCTTCAAGGTTGGAGATAAGATTTCTATCACTGGAAGTGGTGGACTGAATGTTACTGGAAAGATATATTCTGTAACTGGAGCAAAAGAGGTTACTTTTGGCGATCAGGGTAATCTTGGTTCCTATCCTGCTTCATCTTTGACCATCAAGAGAGTTCTGTCAAAAGCAGACTTCAAAAATTTCGGTGTAGATAACTTAGTTACTGACGTACAGAACGTATATAAAAGAAGAGACGACATTTTAGTAGCAACCTCGTCCCTTCCAAACTTTGACACTAAATTACAGACAAAACATCCCATTATAACTTTCAGTGGCACATTCCCACCAACAGGAACTGCTGCAACAGATACTTTTAAGATCGTATCAACAGGTGATCATGGTTTTTACACTGGTGATCCTGTTTATTACAAACCACAGGTCATAACAACAACATCTACGGATATTGACGGCAATACTGTCACAACAACTGTTGTCCAAGATGGTATTGTTGAAGAAGGAATCTATTTCATAAAAAGAACCAACGATCCAACAGAGATTAAGTTAGCAAAAAGTAGAACCGAACTCTATAACAACACGTTCATAACTACTGAACCAGTCACTGTTACTGACAACACTCTTGTATATTATGATTTTTATGGAAAAGACCTAGAGAACCAAAAACTGTTTAGAGAGATTCCTAAGCAGAATAATAACCTGAATAGAACTGAAACTGTACCTGGATCAAAGAATGCTATCCTTGCAGATGGTGTAGAGGTACTTAACTATAAGTCAACCGATTTTATTCATTACAATAAATTAGAAAAAATCTTTGTTGACAGTTCTGGTGGCGGTTATGATGTAATTAATCCACCAAATCTTGTAATTTCGGACGTAACTGGTATTGGTGCTACTGGACACGTCAGAGTCAATGGAGCATTTGATAGAATTGATCTCCTTAGTGGTGGTTTTGACTATGTTGACGTTCCCACTGTCACTATCACTGGAGGTAATGGTCAAGGTGCCACTGCGGATGTAAATACTAGACTTATCACTCATGCAGTAGACTTTAATGCTGAAGCCAAATTTAATCTGGTAAACTTAACGGACAATAGCATTGGGTTTAACACATATCACAAATTCAGAGATCAAGATAAGGTAATCTACCAGACCAATAGCGGTGATGGTATTACTGGACTTGTTACAGGCGCGTCGTACTACGTTTCTGTCGAAAATGCCACTACAGTCAAACTCTACAATAGATATGACGACGCTGTTTCAGGTATTGCTACAGTAGCACTGACTGGATATGGTATTGGAAGACATACTCTCCTTGCAGAGAATCCTAAGAGAGTTATAAGTGCAATTAACGTTGTAAATCCAGGAACTGGATATGAAACAAACCAGACAACAGTTTCTGGTATATCTACAGCACTGAATCGTCTTACAATCACCGATCACGGATATTCTTCTGGGGAAAAGATTGTATATTCCACTAGCGAAACAGTTATTGGCGGTCTTACTTCTGGAACAGAATACTATGTCAATGTTGTAGACATCAACACCATTCAATTATCCGAAGTTGGTCCTACAAGTGATCCAGAAAAGAATTATAGACAAGCAACATATGTAAATCTTACCACACCATATAGTGGTGTTCATAGTTTCAATTATCCCGCAATTGCAGTAACAGTTTCTGGCCAGATTGGTATTGGTGGAACTATTTCTGTAGATGACTATAGAGCGACATTCAATCCTGTTGTTACGGGAGAAATCACTGCGGTAAACCTGGAAGATAAGGGAGTTGGTTATGGTTCTTCCGAAGTTATCAATCATATTCGCACACCTGAGGTAATCGTTCAAACTGGATCGGCTGCACAATTAGACCCAGTGGTTGATGCCAATGGTCAGATTATTCAAGTAATCGTTCAAAATGGTGGTAAAAACATCAATGCTATTCCAAGAGTTGATGTAGTATCTGATAGTGGATCTGCTTGTGTTTTAGTTCCAGAGATTTCTGGAGGTCAAATTACTAGAGTTAATATTCTCAACAAAGGATCTGGTTATATCGCTGGAGAAACATCTATCGCTGTAACATATCCTGGAGAAGGTGTTCTCTTTGAACCAGTTCTTCAAACTTGGAATATAAACAATTATCAGAAACATATTGTAAACGTAGAATCCGATGATGGATTTGTAGATAGTTCTCTTGATTCTGATTATGGCATTCAGTATGTCCATTTGTATAGTCCTAGACTTTTAAGACAGAAACTGTATACAAAAACATTGGATGCGGTAACTCTGTATAATAATACAGATCTTGCTCTTGAAAATGGTGCAGAAAAACTAACGTCAAAGAACCACTCTGCAATTATTGGATGGGCCTATGATGGCAATCCAATTTATGGACCATTTGGTTATATTAACAAGTCTGGTGGCATTGTTGCTCAGATGAGATCTGGGTATGAGTTGTCAATTCAACCTAATAGACCACCCCTCTCAATCTATCCCGCTGGATTCTTTATAGAAGACTATACTTACATCGCATCTTCCGATGATAGAGTTCTTGATGAAAATAATGGCAGATATTGCGTAACTCCAGATTTTCCAAATGGAACATACGCTTATTTCTCAACATTAGCAGAGACCACCAATTCCCAAGGTCCTTTTGCAAAATACAAAGAACCACAGTTCCCATATTTGATTGGTAAGTCTTTACATTCCGTTCCTTGTCCTTTTAATTACAAAAAATCTTCCAATCAGGATTCTTATGACATTCAGGCAAATGGTTGGATAAGAAACACCAAGTATTACAATCTGGATGAAGATATTGCATCATACCAGTATGTTGAAAGACCATACAAACTCAGTAACAACCAGATTTCGGAAGTTACCTATGCTTCACCTGGTTCTATTGATTATGTTGGTATTTTAACTGGCGGAAGAAACTATAAGGTAGATGATGCTCTGGTTTTCCAAGAGGCAGGGACCGATGGATTTGGTGTTGACATCAGAGTATCTAAAGTTGGTGGTAAAGAAGTATCGCAGATTAGTTGTGCAACTACTGAGACAAATAATGTTGAGGTTGTTCCTGTAGGAGCAGGAGAATACTTACTTTATGCAGCAGATCCTCATGGATATACTAAATCTGAACTTGTTTCAATTAGTGGAGTAAGCACTTCAAAAGTTGACCTTGCTGGTGTCTACAGAGTTGGTATTTCCACAAGATCTTTTGCTTTGAGATCTGCTATTGGAACAGTTGGGGCAACAGGAATCGTAACTTACTTCCCAATCTATGCAAATGGACTTGATGGCATTGAAGAGAATGATATCTTTGAGGTAGATGATGAAAAAGTCAAGGTTCTCAATATTGACAGAATATCAAGTAGACTTAGAGTTCTGAGAGAGGTTGCTAGCACAACTGGAGCAGCACATACTGCAGGCGCTCTTGGAAATGAGGATGCTAGAAAGTTCAGTGCTACAATTGGATTTAAAACGACCTTTGATTTCCAGCGTAATAGAGAATTGTATTTTGACCCACAAAATGCTGTTGCTATTGGAACGGCAGTTGGCGTAGGAACAACAATCGTATTTGTAAATCCTGGATCTGGCGCTACAAATGTATTTGCTCCTGCCAAGAGTCTTTATATTCCAGGACATGGACTGAAGACTGGCGATGAACTGGAATATAACTTGAATGGCGGTGCTGGTATCGTTTACAACGAACCAAACAACGTCGGAGTCGCATCTACACTTCAAGATGGTCAGAGAGTCTTTGTTGCAAGACTGACAGACGACTTTATTGGTATTGGAACTGTCAAAGTTGGTCTTGGTTCTACAGGAACATTCGTTGGAGTTGGAACTACAACGTCATCCCAAAGCACAGTGTTCTTCACTGGTGTTGGAACTGGACTGAACCATAGTTTCACTACAGTTTATCCAAATGTGATTACAGTAACCTCTTCTAAGAACGTCGTAACGGTTGCAACTTCATCCACTCACGGACTTCAAGCAACAGACACTGTTTTCGTTGACGTAAGACCTTCTATTGCTGCTACCGTAGCAGTATCTTACAATGACTTCAATAGAAGAGTAGTTATTAACAAAAAAGATGTCCTTGCTGCTGGCATCTCAACTACTACCAATAAAATTACAATTGCCGATCATGGTTATGACGAAGGTCAAGCATTAATCTATTCTGCAACAACTCCAGCAGGCGGATTGACTAATCAGGCAATTTACTATGCAATTATCAATGATAAAGATACTATTCAGTTAGCATCTACTTATGAAACTGCTACAAAGAATGTTCCAACTGTATTGAACATTTCTGAGGCGCAGGATTCTACATTCTCACCAATTAACCCACCAGTTAAACTTTACAAGGATCAGTCTGTAGAGTTTGACATGTCAGATTCAAGTCTTTCTTTCACGTCAAACAGCATTCAGTATCCTGCGTTTAAGTTGGGTATCTTTATTGATGAAAGATTCACAACAGAGTACAACAAACCCGAAACCACTGAAGACTTTGATGTTGTTGCAACAGGAACTGTTGGTCTTGATGGTAAAGTGACTCTGACTCTTAGAGAAGAGACTCCAAAGGTACTTTACTACACTTTGGTTCCAATTAACAATGATACCTTACCAACCAGGAAGTCTGAGGTTATTTGTGATAAGTTGATTTACAATTATAACCAACTTCAGGTACTTAATAGCGAATATTCTGGAAAGTATAAAGTCTCTGTCACTACTCCTACAGAATTCCAGTATTTCATACCAGAAGCTCCAGAAAAGAGTTCATATACTTCTACAAATGGATTGATCAATTATATCACATCATCTAGAACTGGAATTGGATCTATTGCAGAACTTAGAACTTTCAATGGCGGAGTAAACTATAAGAAACTCCCAAGAATCTCTAGTGTTACTACTGGAATCGGTTCAAATGCTGCATTTGAAATTTCTAGTGATACAATCGGTGTAGTTCAGAGAACTAGATTAAGAAGTATTGGATTTGACTATCCATATGATAAGACTCTGAGACCAAGTGCCAAACTTCCCGAAATTCTTAAGATTGACAAACTTGCAATTCTTGATAACGTTGGAGTTACTTCTTATGGTTATGGTTATGGATCTATTGCTCCAAAAGTTCTTCTCTTTGATGGAGAAACTGGAGAACAATCGACAGAAGTTGATCTTGAATTCAAGTTTGGAACTAATCAACTCACGATTATAAGAAACACATTTGGCATTACTCCTGTAGAACCAACCTTACTTCCAACTGGAAATACTAATGGAGTTGGCATTTCTTCCTTATCATACAACTCTTCAACCAAAGATGTTTATGTAACCCTGAATACTGGGTTTACTACTGCCAATACCTTCCCATTTGAAGTTGGCGATAAAGTTATGGTAGAAAGCACCAATGTTGGTATTGCTTCTACTGTCCAAGGTGCTATACAATTTATTCCTACTGGAAAAGGATACAACAGTGAAGACTATAACTATAAACTATTCACTCTTACTGCAGTTGATGCGAATGTGGGTGGAATTGGCACAATGGCATTCAATCTTTCGGAGTTCCTTGAAGATGGAGAAGCGCCAGGTACATTTAATAGTCTGAAATCTGCAGGAAGAATTATTCCAGAAAAGCACTTCCCAACATTTGATGTTGCGTTGACTTCAACTGGATTTATTGCTGGAGAAGATATTATTTGCTTAGACGATTCCACTATGACGGGTGTTGTTGAGTCTTGGGATGGCGCAAATGGATATCTGAAAGTAAGAACTAGTAAAGAGTTCACAGAAGGCCATATCGTCGAAGGTCAGTCTTCTGGTTCTAGAGGAACTATTTCTTCTGCCATCAGATTTGCAGCAAATTATGACGTTGATGCCACATCTAGGTTTGAAAACGGATGGGATGACGTAAGTGGATTCCTTAATGATAGTAGACAGGTCATTCAGGATAGCGATTACTATCAGAAGTTCTCTTATGCTCTGAAGTCTAGAATTGACATGGAAGATTGGGATGAACTTGTCGGTTCATTAAACCATACTTCTGGATTTAAGAGATTCTCTAACTTGGTAGTAGAAACAACTGCTGAAGGTGGACCTGCCGTTGTTGGTCTTGGAACGACTACTTACTTCGATAAACTCATCGACTTTATCAGTGATATTGATCTTAATTGCTACTACAACTTTGATAATGTAAGAGAAAATAATAAGGACGGACACCATCATGGATTGTCTGATCAGATTATCTTTGAAAATCAAATTCTAACTGATTATTCACAATCAACTGGAAATAGAGTTCTTAACGTTGATAATGTTGCAGATACCTTCAACAGCAACCCTAGAGTAACAAGATTCAAAGAGATTGCAGAATGGAATATTGATGATGTTAAAGCGAATAAATTTGTAATCTATATCCAAGACGTACAATACAATAATGAAGCAGAACTTGGAATGGTTAGTGTTCTCACTAACGTTGACGCTGAAGGATACATCAACCAATATGGTGATATTGAAACTGTAGGCCATCTTGGAGACTTTGAATTCTCTGCAACAGGAAACACTGGTCATTTGAGGTTCTACCCAACTAAGTGGGAAGACAATAACTACAATGTCTTTGCAGTACAGTATGCTGTTGGCGCAGATGCTGGAGGAATCAATACTCACTTTGGTGGTTCTGTTAATATTGAATCTGGATTCACAACTTGTAACCCAGGATCAGCAACCAATATCGTCAGTTTTGGATCAACGTATCAAGCTGCTAAGATTCTTGCAGAAGTCTGCCTTGCTGATGGAGAGCAAGAATTTGTAGAAATGACTCTTATTCATGATGGTTCTACGGTAGGAATTTCTCAGTATGGTCAACTGTGTAGTACTAGTGGCCCTTCAAATTATTCCCAGCAAGCAGGATTTGGAACATTCTTCCCATACATTGACGGATCAAATATTAAGATTGACTTTACTCCAGATGCAACTGTCTCGGTTGCATGTACTGTTGCAACTAACATTGTTGCAATTTCTTCAGAAGGAGCAGGTATTGGTTCATTCGGTCTGAAGCACGCTGTAATCGGTGCATTTGATCCCGTATCAATCTCCGCAAGTGGTTCTCCAACTGCTACCAACATTGCGTTCCATAATAATGACGCATTCAACGGTTGTTATTACATTGTCGAAGTATCTGATCCAGACGCCAACCAACACCAGATCTCAGAACTTCTTGTTCTTGATCAAGGACCTGACTTCCCAGGCGTAACCTATCATAATGAATTTGGATATGCTGCTAGTGATTTGACTCCAAATAGTGGACTTGGAACCTTTGGAACTGGCATTTCAGGAGACTTTGCAACTCTGACATTCACTCCTGCTGCAAATAGAAATGTTGAGGTTAGAGGTTTCTATAATCACATTAGAAATATTGATCCAGATGCTGCAGACAACACACTTCTTTTACCTGCATCATACATTAAGTCGCAGTTTGGTCCATACACCGCTGCTACCGCTGACGTTAAGAGAGCATTTGGATTGACCTATCAAGGTTACAATGTATTTGAAAGATATGTTGACGCAGAAGATGCAGTTGCTATCGGTGCCTCTTCTAGTTCTGATGTAGAGGACGCAATCAATCTTCCAAACCACTTCTTTGTAACTGGTGAGAAGATTTCTTATTCAACTTTGGGTGCTGGTACAACAGAGAATATTAACATCGCTTCTCAGAATGTAAGTGGTTTTGGAGTTACTGATAAAATGCCTTCTACGGCATATGTCATTAAAGTCGATGCCAACAACATCAGACTTACAGATACTCCAACAAAAGCACTTCAAACTATCCCAGAATACTTTGACATTACTTCAGTTGGTATTGGTAATTCTCACAGATTTACAGCAACCAATCAGAATGCTAAGTGTCTGATTGCCGTTGATAACTACATCCAATCACCTGTTGTTGGAACAGCAGTTACATTCGCTGTTGTTGATCAACTTCTGTCTAGTTCTGACGATCTTTACCTTGCAGGCATTACTTCAATCACTGGAGGAGATCTTCTTCAGGTTGAAGATGAGATTATGAAGGTAAGATCAGTTGGTGTTGGTAGCACTAATGTTGTTTCGGTAGATAGAGCATGGTTGGGAACTCTTCGCGTAACTCACTCTTCTGGAACTGTTGCGACTAAGGTTCAAGGCAACTATAACATTGTCAACAACACTCTAAACTTTGTTGAAGCACCTTACGGTAACAATCCACTCTCTACGACTACAAATCCACCAGACGAAAGAGACTGGACGGGTATTACTACAAGTTCTACATTCCAAGGAAGAGTGTTCATCAAGAGTGGAACTCCTGGTGCTACAGTTGACACATATTCTAACAACTATGTCTTTGACGATGTATCTGAACAGTTCACAGGAACGAATGATAAATTCCCACTCAAATTTGAGGGTTCAAATACGACTGGATACGCAGACGATAATGCATTAGTCTTAATCAATGACATTCTGCAGGTTCCTGGACTGAACAATAACTTCACTCTCGCAGAGAATGCAGGAATCACATCAGCATTGTTCATTAATGATGATCAAGTTCCAACCTATGACATTAACTCAGTTAATCTTCCTGTTGGTGGCGTAATTGTATCTGTCGGTTCTTCTGAAGGATTTGGTTATCAACCAAGACTAGGAGCAGGCGGTACTGTAACCGTCTCTGCTGCGGGAACAATCTCCGCAGTTACAATCGGAAGCACAGGTTCTGGTTACAGAGCTGCTGAGTCATATGACATCGAAACCACTATCACAACTACGGTTGCCGCTGGTGCTACAGTAATGACTATCGATAATAAGAATAGCGTCTTCAAGATTCTTGAATTCAATGTCGGTAGTGCTTCCTCAATCGGTGTTGGAACATTCTTCAGCAGACCCACTCCAATCATTTCTGTCGGAGCAACTTCTGTCAATATTGGAATTGGAAGCACAGCATCCGTTGAAATCCCAGCAGGAACCACTGCATTCGTCAGAGTCTTCAACCCAACTGTTGGTGTTGCAAGAGTAGGCGTTGCAAGCAGTTCTGTTGGTATCGTTACGACCACACATATTGGTATTGCTTCTATTAGTGGCGGTCACCTGCTCCCAACAGTTCATATTACAAGCGTTGGTAGTGGTTATACTAGCACGATCCCACCAATGGTCAATGTTGAAGAACCTCTTGCTTATGACAACATTCCTCTGATCTATCAGACTGACGGTCTTGCAGAAGCATCTACGGGTGTTGGTACACAAGCAAAACTTACCTTCAATGTTGGATTTGGATCTGAAATTACTGACTTTGAATTATCAAATACTGGATTTGGATATGCTCCAGGTCAGACTCTTACAATCCCAACTGGAGGAGCAACTGGAATTCCTACAGATCCAACTCTTGGTGGAGACTTTAGAAGATTCTCTCTTGAAGTTAAGAAGCAGTTTACCGATAAGTTCTCTGCTTGGAGTGTAGGAGAACTCCAAACACTAGATAATTTTGCTAGTGAGTTTGATGGTGTCACTAAGGACTTCCAGTTGAGAATTGCAGGCAATATTACGTCAATTATTGCTGCTCAGGGATCGCCAATTAATGTTCAAGATGTTCTGATTGTTCTTTATAACAACATCCTGCAAATTCCTGGAGAAGGTTATCAGTTTGAAGGTGGTAGCACGATCATCTTCCCAGAACCACCAAAACCTGGCGATACTTGCGAAATTCTCTTCTACAGAGGAAATGGTGACGTTGACGTACAGGATATTGATATTCTTGAGACTGTCAAAGAAGGCGATACTCTCCAGATTGTAAATGACACATCTCGTGGTCAGACAATCTATCTGGAAGAAGATCCAAGACTTGTTTATAGCGTAGATGCAACCGACAGAGTTACAACTAATGCATATTATGGTCCTGGCAATACTTCAGATATTAATTTGGAAAGACCAGTAATCTGGTGTAAGCAAACCGAAGACGTAGTAATCAACGGTAAGAGAGTTGCAAAAGATAGACCTCAATACAAGGCAAATATCTTCCCAACCACAAATATTATTCAAACTGTTGGAGTTGGTTCTACTACAATATATGTCGAAAATGTACGTCCTCTGTTCACGCAGGCAAATGAAAATGATACCTCTGTCGTATTCCAAAAAGATCTCCTGCTGATTTCACAAGACGCAAGAGTTGGTGCTTCTGCTACCGCAATTGTCGGAACTGCTGGATCAATCACATCAATCGCTATCAGTGATGGTGGTGTTGGTTATACAACTGCCCCAACGGTTACTATTGGCAACCCAGTCGGTCTTGGTTCTGATCAAAGACAGACTGCAACTGCAACAATCACTAATGGCGTTGTTACTGCAGTCAATCTTGGAACTGCTAAGACTGGATATGCATCGACAACTCCTCCCGTAGTTCTTATTGAACCTCCTACACCTCTGATCGAAAGAATTAACGCAGGAATCACCTTCGCGGGCGACTTTGGAACTATCGTTGGCGTTACAACAACAAACGTCGGTGTTGCAACTGGACTCGTCTTCCAGTTCTTCATTCCAAATGATTCCCCATTCAAGGATGCTACGCTTGTAGGAACTGCTGACACTGTATCTACAATTGCCGCAGGTGACTTCTTCGTTGTCAGTGAGTCCAACATTGGTCTTGGCGTAACTTCACTCAAACCAGGTGGAGTAGTTGCAGTCGGTGTCGGAACCACTTGTATCGACAACGTATATGAAGCGGTATCAGTAGCACAGGCACAAAAGACTCTGCCTGGATATGGTCAGACAACTGTAGTCAACGTTACGGTCAGCGTCTTAAGTTACAATGGTTATGACTTCTCTTCACTTGGAGTCAATACACACTTCGGTAATTATAGTTTCGGTAAGATTGAAACTGCAGGAAGAACATCCACATTACCATTCAATTCATACTTGGATAATGGTCTGACTGGACTGTCAACTTCTGCACAACTTAGAAGAACTCTGCCACTGAAGATTTCCAATTACGGGTAATCTCAACTAAATATAATTTGGTTCAAACTACACTAATAAATAAGTAAAAACTCCACTAAAATGGCTGCAATTATAACTGATCAAATTAGAATATTGAATGCCAGGAACTTTCTGTCTGGCGTGACTACTGCTGGTAGTTCTTATTATTCTTTTATTGGATTGCCAAACGCAACTGATATTCAATCTGATTGGGATAATGCTCCTCCAGCACCCATTGATAACTTTGATTATCAGAATGAGGTTTGGGAAACAGTAATTGGTCTTAAGAAGATCACTGCTAGTGATGCCAGGTTGGTTGTACCCAAGATCACTTGGAGATCTGGTAATACATATGATCTGTATCGTCACGATTACACGACATCAAATAGTGCCAAGGTTTCGGGTGCAACCAATCTTTATGGTTCATTCTTCTATGTAATGAACAGTGATTATAGAGTTTATATCTGTCTTCAGAACGGAACATCACCAGAAAATCCAAATGGTGCTCCATCTCTTGACGAACCAACATTCGTTGACCTCGAACCAAGAGCAGCAGGCGCAAGTGGAGACGGTTATATTTGGAAGTATCTGTTTACTATCAGCCCTTCTGATATTGTAAAATTTGATTCTACAAATTACATTCCCGTCCCAAGTGATTGGTTTACCTCTACGGAGAATGCTGCAGTTAGAGACAATGCTGTAAATGGTTCGATTAAGACTGTAATCATCAACAATAGAGGATCAGGTGCTGGTGCGGCAAGTACAGCATATTATAATGTACCTATCAAGGGTAATGGAACTGGTGCAGAATGTACCATTACAATGAACGCTGATTCACAAATCAATAGCGTTGTTATTTCTAATCAAGGTTCTGGTTATACCTGGGGAAATGTTGATCTTGCTGCAGGTGGAGTTCCAACAGGAACTACTCTTCCTGTGCTTGACGTAATTATTGGTCCAAAAGGTGGACATGGCGCAGATATCTTTAGAGAACTTGGAACAAAGAATGTTCTTCTCTACTCTAGATTTGAAAATGATATTCAGAATCCTGACTTTATTACAGGAAACCAGGTAGCAAGAGTTGGTATCGTAGAAGCACCAAATACCTACGGAACCAGTTCACCTTTCCAAGGAGACAAAGCTAGCGCAGTTACTGCTTTGAGATTGACTGGTACTGGATACAGTTCTGCAACTTATACCGCAGACTCTTTTGTATCACAGACCGTTTCCACGGGAACTACTGCAATTGGAAGAGTCGTTAACTACGACCCATCAACTGGCGTATTGAAGATCTGGCAAGATAGAACCCAGTCTGGATTTACAACTGTTGGCGTAGCAAGCACAAGTCCACAATATGGTTTTGATCAAGTTGACTTTACTTCATCTCCAGGAACAGATGGTTCTTTGACAATTATTGGTGGATCTGTATCTGGTGGATTGTCAATTGACAGCACATTTACGGGTGTATCAACCGTAATAAATAATAGAACATTCTACCTTGGTCAATCATTTACTAATGGAATTGCAAACCCTGAGGTTGCAAAATTCTCTGGCAATATCATTTATGTTGACAATAGACCTAACGTGACAAGATCAACCAATCAAAAAGAAGACATCAAGGTTATATTACAATTCTAATAAGGAATTATGTCGCAAATTACAAATCTCAATGTTGCCCCATATTATGATGACTTTGACCCTACGGACAACTATCATAGAGTACTGTTCAAACCTGGATATCCAGTTCAGGCGAGAGAACTAACTTCACTTCAATCGATTCTCCAGAATCAGATTGAAAGATTTGGGCAGCATTTCTTTAAAGAAGGTGCTAAGGTAATTCCAGGTAATACTGCATATAGTCAGAATTACTTTGCAGTTGAGTTAAACGTTACGTTCCAAGGTGTGCCTGTTGATGCATACCTGGATCAGTTGATTGGATTGAAGATCACAGGACAAAGATCTGGAGTCACTGCGACAGTCTCCAGTGTTTTGTCTTCTGCAGATTCTGAAAGAGGGAATCCAACCCTTTATGTAAGTTACCTTGGTTCTAGTACTCAGGACAATACCACCCAAGTATTTTTCAATGGAGAAACCATTGCTGCAGAGGGTGATATTGTAAGTGGTCTTCTTGGCAATGAAATTATTGCTTCTGGAGAACCATTTTGCTCTACTTTGGCAGAAGATGCAACCTCAACAGGTTCTTCATTCTCTATTGTTAATGGAGTTTACTTCATCAGAGGACAATTCGTCAATGTTGCTGACGAGACTCTGATTCTTGACCAGTATTCAAACACCCCTTCATATAGAATTGGTCTGTATGTTCTGGAGGAGATTATCACTCCAGATCAAGATGAAGAATTAACGGATAATTCACAAGGATATAATAACTATGCAGCACCTGGTGCTGATAGACTTAGAGTAACTACAAGTCTCTTCAAGAAACCTCTTACCGACTTCAACGATGAGAACTTCGTAGAACTTGCCGTTATTGAAAACGGAATCTTAAGATCTAAGAAAAAAACAACACAATATAGTTTAATTGGAGACGAGTTAGCAAGAAGAACCTATGACGAGTCTGGAAACTACTATGTAAACCCCTTTGACGTAAGAGTCAAAGAATCCCTCAACAATGGGGAAGGAAATAGAGGTGTTCTTGAAGAAGGACAACTTACCGCTGGTGGTAGTGTTCCTAGAGAAAGTCTTGCACTATATACAGTCTCTCCTGGCAAAGCATACATCCAAGGATATGAAGTTGAGACTATTAGTACGACTGCTTTAGATGCTCCTAAAACTAGAACTACAAAAACTGTAGACAATGAGTCTATTTTTTACAACACTGGAGCAACTCTTGAACTGAATAGAGTTTATGGTTCCCCTCTTGTAGCTGCTGGAAGCACATATACTGTAAGTTTAAGAAGTGAGAGAGTTGGTTCCGTTGGTGGTGCAGTTGGAGTTGCACAAACAGAACCTGCTGGAGAAGAAATTGGTGTTGCTAGAGTCTATGACTTCAGACTGGAGTCTGGTTCATACAATACATCAAATAGCGATCTCAATCAGTGGAATGTTTCTCTGTTTGATGTTCAGACAATTACTAAGATTCAACTGAATGAGAATACAACTTTAACAACTCCAGTGTTTGTTGAAGGAACTGCAAGTGGAGCAACTGGATTCCTGAAGGATTCTATCACTGACTCCGCTCAAATTACATTGTATGATACTTCTGGAACTTTCAATAAGTTTGAAGGATTTAAGTTTAATGGTGTATCAAATGGTAGAGTTGCTGTTGCTATCACCGAATTTGGTATGTCTGACGTTCAGTCAGTCTATGGTAAAGTTGGTGTAGGAACAACTTTTGCTGGTGACGTTATCCAAACAGCAACTGCACCTATTGGAGTTGCAGATATCACCACGGTAAACTCCTCAGGTGAAAGCACCATAACTTCTACTGCAGCAAAATTCCCAGGACTGCTTGAGGTTGGTGATCTTGTTTCATATACAAGCACAGATACTGCACAAACATTTACAGATCCAGTCTTTGCTAGAGTCAAGACTGTTAATGCATCTAATGTTGTAGTTACTGGTGTTACAACCGTATCTGGAATCTGTCAAGGAAGACTTCCAGAAACTGCTGGTGGAATTAGTGTATCTGATCTGAAGCGTATCGAGACACAACTGTCTGGAGCATTTGATGAGAGTCTTTATACTCCTCTACCAAAAGATCATATCGCGACAGTCAATATCAACGATTCCCACATCAATATTAGAAAGTATGCAAAGGTCAACATCACTGCTGATGGAGAACTATCTGCTGCTATTGAGTTGGATGAGAATGAAACCTTCCTTCCATTCGATGAGGAAAGATATTCTCTGATTAGAAGCGACGATGGAACTGCAGAAGTCCTCACTGCTGATAAGTTTGATTTCACTCTCTCTAACACCAAAATGCAAATCCGCAATCTGAGCGGTGCTGATACTGGTGCTCAATTGATCTACTCTATTAAGAAGATCAAACCAACTTCAAAGACCAAGAGAAAGAATAGAGTAAACAGTGTAATCATCAATAAGTCCAAACTTGTAGGTTCTGGCATTGGTCTGACTACTCTCAATAATGGTCTTGTTTATGGCAACTATCCATTCGGAACCAGAGTTGAAGATGATAGAATTTCACTGAACGAACCCGATATCATTGGAATTCATGCAATTTATGAATCAAGAGACACTGATGCAGCGTCTGCTCCAACAACTACTCTTAATACTCTGACTGGACCAAGTGCAAGCACTGCAGATCTTTTGGTTGGAGAGAAGTTTACTGGATCTACAAGCAAAGCAAAGGGTGTAGTTGCTGAGATACTTTCTGATACTCAAATTTCATTTATTAGACTTAACGATTTCAATTTTGATGAGGGAGAGACTCTGGTATTTGATGAGTCTGGTATAAATGGAATTATTGGTGCATTGGATGAACCAAGTATTGACGTATCCAAGAATTACAAATTTAATACAGGACAAAGAAGCACTTTCTTTGGGCACGGTTCTATCACTAGAAGAGATGGTATTGAACCAGCATCCAAGCAATTAAAAATCTACTTTGTAAATGCATATTTTGAAGAGAGTGATAGTGGAGATTTTGTAACTGCAAATTCTTATGGAGATTTTGATTATATCAAGGAAATTAGAGAAATTGATGGAATCAGAAATACTGATATTCTTGACGTAAGACCATCAGCGACTACCTATTCTGTATCAGAGGGTTCTAGATCACCATTTGAGTTCTATGGAAGATCATTCAATAGACTTGGAAATTCCTCAAACGTTCTTGTTTCTGACGATGCATTTGATATTTCATATTCATTCTATCTGCCAAGGATTGACAGACTGTATGTCAGTAGAGATGGCAAATTCATAGTCAAGTATGGAGAACCTGCAGAACTTCCAGAAAAACCAGGTAGTGTTGCAGATGCTCTTGAAATTGCAACGGCATTCATTCCACCATATGTGTATGACGTAAGTCAAATACAACTAGATTTCTTGAAATACAAGAGATTTAGAATGGACGATATTGGAAAACTTGAGCAAAGAATCAAGAATCTTGAATATTATACATCTCTGTCTCTTCTTGAGACTAATACATCCAACTTCTTCATTCCAGATGAAGAGGGTCTGAACAGATTTAAGTCTGGATTCTTTGTCGATAACTTCACTTCTGTTCGGGCACAAGAAGGTTCTGACGGATTTAGGAACAGTATTGATATGCCTAATAAGGTATTGAGACCTGCTCACTACACAACTTCTACGGACCTTATCCAGGGCCCTGTCGAAGGCGTCGATGCTTCAGAAGATCTTAGATTCGCTCAACCCGAAGGTGTCAACATTAGAAAAGCACCAAATGATATTATCACTCTTGACTATGCAGAAGTTGAGTGGTTGGCACAAAACTTTGCTACCAGAACTGAAAGTGTAACTCCTTTCCTTATCAGTTTCTGGCAAGGAAGTCTTGAACTGATTCCAGCAACAGATACTTGGATTGATACTGTAAGACTTGAACCCAAGATTATTCAAACTGAAGGTAACTATGCAGAAACCTTCAATAGAATGGTTGATGAGCAAGGAATTGATCCACAGACTGGTTTTGGTCCTACGATTTGGAATGCTTGGGAGACCAACTGGACTGGTCAAGAAATTACCGAATTTACAAGAGTAAGAACTGAAGGTAGTATCCCTGACAATTTCCAGGCACAGGTTAATCTCCAAGGTGCTGGTGGACGTTCTAGACAAAGAAGTTGGACCAATACATTCCAGAGAACTACCGTTGAAGAAACACTCCGTGAGGTAAGTGAGACTGGAGTGATGTCCAGAACAGGAGTTAGAACTCAGATCACTGAGCAGTTTGATCAAGAATCAATTGGTGACAGAACTGTAAGTCGTGATGTGATTCCATTCATGAGATCTAGAAACATCTCATTCTTTGCTAAGAAAGTAAAACCATTGACAAGATTGTATCCATTCTTTGATGGTCAAGACGTAAGTAAGTATTGCATACCAAAACTCCTTGAGATTGCCATGACATCGGGCACTTTCCAAGTTGGAGAGACCGTAGTTGGTAGACCAAAAGAAATTGGTATTCAAAGACTTGCTCCTGGAGCACCTGGAATTACTTTCAGAGTAGCACAGGCAAACCATAGAGAAGGTGTTTATGATTCTCCCGATGTAGTTTACAGAGAGAACCCATATAATGCTCAACCACTCTCCGAAACTTATTCTTCAACATCTACCCTCCTCAACGTAGATACATTCTCCCTTTCTAATCAACCACAGGGTGATTTCTTTGGATATGTTGCAACGGACATGACTCTGGTAGGTCAAACTAGTGGAGCACAAGCAACGATCACTAATGTAAGACTTGTTAGTGATATTGGAGCATATCTCCAAGGAAGTTTCTTCGTTCCAGATCCTAATATCGAATCTAATCCAAGATTTGAGGCAGGAACTAAGGTTCTGACTTTAGTCAACGATGAGAATAATAATCAGGATGTTGCAACAACAATTTGTGAAGAGGGATATACCGCTTCTGGTACTCTTGAGACTGTCCAAGAGAACATTATCTCTGTAAGAAATGCAAGAATTGAAAACAAGAGAGACTTTGAAGAGCAGGCAGTTGCGAGAACAACTGGACTCCAAGTTGTTGATAGTCAAATTCTCAGTCAAGAGACAAGAACTCAAAGAGTTACACTTTGGTATGACCCTCTGGCACAATCATTCCTTGTCGATGATCCTACTGGAATCTATCTCACTAAGTGTGATGTTTACTTCAGAACTAAGGACGACACTGATGTTCCAGTAACTCTCCAAATCAGAACAATGAAGGGTGGTCTTCCTACCCAGAGAATTCTTCCATTCTCTGAAATTGTTCTTGATCCAGATCAGATTAATCTCTCTGCTGATGGAAGTGTTGCAACCTCATTTGAATTTGATGCTCCAGTATTCTTAGAAGGAAGCACTGAATACGCAATTTGTATCGCATCACAGTCAACTAAGTATAGCGTATACATCTCCAGAATTGGTGAGAATGATCTCCTTTCGGACACCTTCATTTCTAACCAACCATATCTTGGATCTCTGTTTAAGTCACAGAACGCATCTACTTGGGAACCAAGTCAGTGGGAAGATCTTAAGTTCGTTCTCTATAGAGCAGACTTTGTTGAAACTGGTTCGGTTGAATTCTACAACCCTTCACTGAAGAAAGGAAACAACCAGATTCCTCTCCTCACAGAGAATCCTATCAAGATGAGTTCCAAAGAAGTCAGAGTTGCTCTGTCAACAGACTTCAATGATCCCGATCTGGCGTTTGGTAATACTATCATTCAGGTTGGCACAAATGCATCTGCAGACTTTGTAGGAACTGCTGGAACGGCAAACGGAACCCTTCAGGTCATCAATGCAGGTATTGGATACACTGGACCATTTACCCACACTGGAGTCGCTCTGACAACAGTTACAGGTAACGGAAGAAACCTGACTGCCGATATTCAAATCAAGCAGGATGGAACTGTTGGTTTCGCCACCGTCAATACTTCTGGAGCAAATCCTGGTGGAGCTGGTTATCAAGTCGGTGATGTCTTGGGCGTAACAGTCATTGGTCAGAACAATATCGGTTCTGGTATGCGCCTGTCCGTAACGGGAATTGGTCGTAGTTCTGAACTTCTTCTGAATAACGTACAAGGCGACTTTGAAGTTGGCGTTGCTAAAACCATTCAGTTCACTAATAGTGCTGGAGTTACGACAACTCTGAACTATGCTGGCGGATCTGCTCTTGGTCCTTGGCCTTCTCCAACAGAGATTACAACAATCACTGACGGAACTCATATTGTTGTAAATCATAAGAACCATGGAATGTATTCTAGCGACAACCAAGTCGCACTTTCTGGAATCAGACCTGATCTTAAACCAACCAGATTGACTGCTGCATATTCTGCATCTGATACTGGAACAATTTCTGTTGAGAGTGTTACCAACTTCCAGAGTTTTGAGAACATTGGTGTTGCGGTAACTAACCCTGGTTATCTTCTGATTGGAGATGAAATCGTTGGTTATACAACTGCAACTGGCGGATCTATCGACGGTATCACTAGAGGATCTAATCCTGCAGAATATCCAGTTGGAACCCCAGTTTACAAGTATGAAACCAGTGGCGTATCTCTCAGAAGACTGAATAAGACACACGATTTTGCTGATGTCACAGTAGCAGATCCAATCACTTTTGACTCCTACAACATCAAAGTAGACATGTCTGCTGATGGTATTGATAGAACTGCTGCTTCTGGATGGCCTAAGTTGTTTACTACCGCTACTAAGTCAACTGGTGGTAATCAGGTAAGAGCAACACAGAACATTCCTTATGAGATCCTTACTCCAAACGTAAGTAACGTAACTCCTAAAGGAACTAGCGTTTCTGCGACTGCTAGAACGGTTAGTGCTCAAAGTTTGAGTGGTGTTGAAGTTCCATTCATTGATCTTGGATTTGAGAATGTCAGTCTCAACACTCCTAACTACTTTACCTCTGCCAGAATGGTCGCTTCTGACCTCAACGCTTCAAATAATCTGACCAATCTCCCTGGCAATAAGTCACTGAACCTTAGCGTTCAAATGGCTAGCACGGATTCAAGATTGTCTCCTGTAATTGATGCTCAAAGAGTTAGTGCAATCTATACTTCACATAGAGTCAACAGCGTAATTCAAGACTTCGCACTTGATTCTAGAACTGGTTCAATTGCTGGTGATCCAACTGCTTTCAAATATGTTTCGCAAGAAATGACTTTGGAAAATGGAGCAACTTCCTTGAAGATTCTGACCGCAGCGCACTTCAACCCTTACATGGATGTCAGAGCGTTCTATGCTATCGGTAATGATCGTGGATTTAATCCAATCTTCGTCCCATTCCCAGGATACAAGAATCTCAATGGTCGGGGTCAAATTATCAACCCTCAGGATAGTGATGGAAGATCTGATAAGTTTGTTCAGGTAATTCAAACTCCTAGATCACCTGGAGCACCAAGAACATTCCAAGATATTACCTTCACCAGAGACAACTTACCAACATTTAAGCATTTCAGAGTGAAGTTGGTTATGACCTCAACCAACCAGGCATATCCTGGAGCAATCAAAGATCTTAGAGTTATCGCCCTTGCGTAATTATGAATGAATATGTAAAAGTAAAGGATCACCTCAATTTAGAGAGGGATCCTAGGACCAATGCGATTTTGAATACAAACAAAAATGAATATGAAGAGTACATTGAGAGAAGAAACAAAAGACGTTCCGAAACCGAAAGGGTCGGAACTCTTGAATCTGAGGTAAAGGATATTAAGAATGATCTGAATGAAATTAAGTCTCTTCTCCTAGACTTGGCAAGGAAACAAGACTAAATAGCATTATAAGGAGCAATGAGTAAATGGCACAACCATCTACCAGGCAGGAGTTAATTGACTACTGCAAAAGACAACTTGGATATCCTGTTCTTGAGATCAACGTTGCTGATGAGCAAATTGACGACTTGGTAGATGACGCTATTCAGTATTTTCAAGAAAGACACTTTGACGGCGTATACGAAGCATATTATAAGTATAAAATAACTCAAGCAGATATTGATAGAGGTAGAACTAGAGGCGGAAATAATCCTGTAGGTATCGCTACGACTACAGCAACGACAAGTATTGTTGGAACTGCCACTACCTTTACCTACGAAGAAAATAGCAACTACTTACAAGTTCCTCCAAACGTAATTGGAGTTACTAAGTTGTTCCACTTTGACGGAACAAACACAGTCACTAACAACATGTTTAGTGTTAGATATCAGATGTTTTTGAATGATATCTATTACTGGGGTGCAACAGAGATGTTGACCTATGCAATGACGAAGACATATCTGGAAGATATTAATTTCTTATTGACCACGGACAAACAGATAAGATTTAATAAACGTCAAGATAGATTGTATCTGGACCTTGACTGGTCTGCAGTCAGCGTTGACGACTATCTGATTATTCAGTGTCACTCGACATTAGATCCAAATGATTATGCAAGAGTCTACAATGACTCATTCCTCAAACCATACCTTACCGCATTGATCAAGAGGCAGTGGGGAATGAATATGATGAAGTTTACTGGAGTCAAACTCCCAGGTGGAGTTGAGTTGAACGGTAGACAGATGTATGACGATGCTGAAAAAGACATAGAAAAGATAATGGAGAAAATGTCAAATACTTATGAACTTCCTCCATTCGACATGATCGGTTAATACTATGGCACTTAATCCCTTCTTTCTACAAGGTGCTCCGTCAGAACAGAATCTGATTCAGGACTTAATCAACGAACAACTCCGCATGTATGGGGTTGAAGTTCATTATATGCCTAGGAGATATGTCACAGAAAAGACTGTGATTAGAGAGGTTATTGAGTCCGAATTCAAAGACGCATATCCTATTGAGGCATATGTAGAAAACTTTGAGGGATATGGGGACCAGACAACCATTCTCTCAAAGTTTGGTATTCAATCAACGCAAGAAATAACTCTTACAATCTCCAAAGAGAGATATGAGGCATATATTTCTCCTCTGATGAGAGGGCAGGAAGATATCAAACTCAGTACAAGACCCAAAGAAGGTGATCTGATTTACTTCCCTCTTGGGGACAGACTCTTTGAAATTAAGTTTGTAGAACATGAGAAACCCTTCTACCAACTACAGAAGGGATATGTCTACACTCTGAAATGTGAAATGTTCAGATACGGTAATGAAGTTATCGATACTGATGTTGATGAAATTGATGATACTATTACAAGCAGTCTTGTCGATGAAGATGGCGATGGAATTGTAGAAGGAAGTGCGTTTACAAGAGTCCTTAATCTCCTTGGAGCAGGAACCACAGCAACTGCTACTGTTTCCGAAATCTGTGACGGTGGTATTAGATTTATCAACGTAACCAACAGAGGTGGCGGATATACTTACAACCCAAGAGTTGGTATTTCTTCTTCTCCAACTGCAGGTAAGAGTGGTATTGCTACCGCTACAAGAATTGCGAATATTGTTGCATGTGAACTGAATGTCAACCCAGGATCACAATCAGTTCAGAGAGTTGATATTATCAATCCTGGTTGCGGATATACCCAACCACCAGGAATTAGATTTATTGGTGATGGTGTAGGCGCAGCAGCAACTTCTGCAATTGGTAACGGAGTTGCTAGTGGAGTCATTTCCATCACGGATGGTGGTTCTGGTTATATCCAGTCACTGCCACCTACAGTTACCTTCAGTGGAGTTGCTACTGTATCTGCTGCTGCAACTGCTGTTGTTAGTGCTGCAGGTACGATTAGTGCTATTCGCTATACAAACTCTGGTTTGGGATACACCGCTGTACCTACAATCACGATTGGAGCACCAAACCTGACTGGTATTGGAACCTATCAGAAGAACGAAACCGTCACAGGTTCTTCTTCAGGAACTACAGCAGTTGTTGTTTCTTGGACCGCTTCTACAAATAAACTGGAAGTATTCAGAGCAACTGGAGACTTTACGGTAGGGGAGCAAATTGTTGGAGCAGCTTCTTCTGCAAGTTATAAACTCAACACTACAACATTCCCCGAAAGTGGATTTACTTCCAATCAAGAAATCGAAGACGCAGCAGATAATATCATTGATTTTACCGAAACAAATCCATTCGGTATGCCTTAACCCTAAATAATTGTTAAACAAGAACCAAAACGATGTTTGAGTATTTTTATAACGAAATTTTTAGGAGGACCATTATATCATTCGGTTCTCTGTTTAACGAAATTTCAATCAAGCAGGAGAACTCTTCTGGCAATACTGTAAATGACTTTAGGGTTCCTTTGGCGTATGGTCCTACGCAAAAGTTTTTAGCAAGATTAAATCAACAACCAGACTTAAACAAGTCTACTTCTTTGACATTGCCTAGAATGTCATTTGAGTTTGTTGGTCTTGAATATGATCCAAGCAGAAAGTTACAGCAGACTCAGACTTTTAAGAAAGGTTCGGTTTCAGACCCCACTCAAATTCAGAAGGTCTATACTCCAGTTCCATACAATATGAATTTTGAACTGGCAATCTTCACTAAGTTGAATGATGATATGTTGCAGATAGTAGAACAGATTCTGCCATATTTTCAACCACACTACAATATGACTCTCAATCTTGTAGAGACGATTGGTGAGAAGAAAGATGTCCCAGTCGTTCTCAATAGCATTGATATGAATGATGACTATGAGGGAGACTTCACTACAAGAAGAGCACTTATCTACACTCTGAGATTTTCTGCGAAGACTTACCTCTACGGTCCTGTTGCCTCTGCAAGCAGCGATATCATTACCAAGGCAACTGTCGGGTATGTTGCTGGTTCTACAGGCGGCACAGAGTACAGCAGAGACCTCTCATACAGAGTTACACCAAGGGCGATCAAGAACTACACAGGAACAGTTCTTTCCAACCTCACTGACGATATCACCCTTGGTGCAACAGTCATCAAGGTTGATGATCCAACCGCATTCACCGCAGATACTTATGTTGAGATTGACGGAGAGGCAGTATACATCACGGATGTTACTGACGAAAGCATCAAGGTCAAGAGAGGTCAGGATAATACGACTGCCAGCCAGCACCTCAGAGGAGAACCTGTCAAGTCTATTACGGCGGCAGACGATGCACTCATTCCTGCAGGCGACGACTTTGGTTTCAGCGTAGATTACATCTGATAGGACAATGAAAATGACGAAACAGTTTGATGAACTCAATGAAACTTTTGATGTTGCAGGAGACATCGTATCCTCAGAACCAGTAAAAGACACTCCAAAACCTGTCCCAACTTCGGCATCTTCTACAGATGATATAAAGAAAGATTATGAATATACCAGAGGTAATTTATATTCTATTATCGAAAAGGGACAGGAAGCAATCAACGGCATTCTAGAACTCGCTCAAGAGAGTGAGATGCCTAGAGCATATGAAGTTGCAGGTCAGTTAATCAAGAACGTTGCAGACGCAACTGATAAGTTGATGGAGTTGCAGAAGAAACTCAAAGATGTTGAAGAAGAGACAGTTGCTAAGGGTCCAACAAACGTTACTAATGCACTGTTTGTAGGATCCACTGCAGAATTATCAAAACTACTTAAGAACCAGGGTAAAGACCAAGACCAATCTAAATAGTTAAAAAAGGATCATGGCAGCGAATCCAGTCATTAACATTACTATTCCTCAGGGTGCAAATTTTGAGGAGACTTTTCAGTCCACTGAATCGAATGGATCTGCATCCAATCTTTCTGGATATAGTGGAGAAGCAAAGGTAAAGAAACATCCTGCTGCAACTGAATCCACCGCTTTCTCAGTCAATATCACTGCTGGAACAGGTGAAGTTGCAATCGCCATGACTAGTGGGGTAACAGGAACTCTTTCTCCAGGTCGTTATTTGTATGACGTTAGATTAACGTCTTCTGCTGGAACTAAAACTAGACTAGTAGAAGGGATGGCACTCGTAACCGCAGGTATTAGCACGTAAAAACTATGCCAGTAGTCAGAAAAGCATCAGTCGCAAATAGAGTTGTTCTAAAGCAAGAATCAACGGATTCTAGTAGCAGAAGTAGAAGAGTATCCTTACAAAGAGCAGCGGCTCAAATGACCGATCTTGGTGATGTCAGTCTCACTAGTCTTGGATCAGGGCAAGACGGACATGTTTTAATCTATGATTCTGATCTTGATAAATTTAAGTTAGTTGATCCTGATGTTGTACTGAGCGCATCTGTAGACGATAACGATCTGCCCGATACTTTCATCGAACAACTTGAAGACGAACTCAATCTTGGAAACATTCAAATTGATGAGATTGATGGTGGAGGATTTGTCTGATGGCATCTCTAAGGAGTTTAGAAGATACTAATTTTGGCACTCTTGGTAGTTCTAAAAACAAACATTTAGTCGTATACGACTCATCTCAAGGGGCATTTGTGGTGAAATCTATGGATGATGTTCTCGCATCAACTCAAGTTCTAGACGGCGACTTACCTGACGATTTTGTTACTCAAATTGAAAACGAAATTGATATAAGTGAAATGGAATTGGGAGAGGTAGACGCAGGTACTTTCTAAGTATAATCTGATATAAATATCTAAAACAATAGTGTTTAATACAGATGGCGGCTCCCGTAATTCAGTTTAAGAGAGGCCTCCTTGCAAATCTCCCTGGATTAAGGGCAGGTGAACCAGGCTTTACTACCGATGCTTATGATCTCTACGTCGGCATCGACTCTACCACTAATAACAACCAATTCGTAGGTTCTGGTAGATATTGGTCAGTCAATACCAACAGCGTTGGTAGTGGCGTCAAACTTGTAGAAGGTACAGATAACGGTACGAATGCCGTTACCATTAAGTCACCTAACTCCCTGGCAGCAAGTTATACGCTGACCATGCCTGCGGATGACGGTGATAACGGTGACGTTCTTACCAGTGATGGTTCTGGTAACCTGTCTTTCGCTGCACCCGCTGCTTCCAGTTTTACACTTGCTGCTGACTCTGGTTCTAATGATACTTTCAACACTGGTGGTACTTTAACATTTGCTGGTACTGCAAACGAAGTTGAGACTACAGTATCTAACGATCAGATCCAAATTGGTCTTCCTGATAACGTTACCGTTGGTGGAAATCTCACAGTAACCACCACTCTGGATGTCAACGGTTCAGACCATGATATTGCTGGCGCTATTGCACTGGATCATGTAACTGTATCTGGTATCACTACCGTCACTGGTGCTATTGATGGTAACGGTGGTGCTAATATCTCTGGTGCAGAGACAGTCCTTTCTTCGGCAACTGTTAGTGACCTGACTGATAACCGTGTTGTTATCGCTGGTTCTTCAGGTGCTCTGGAAGATGATGCAAACCTGACCTTTGACGGATCCACTCTGGCACTTGGTGCTGCACTGGATGTCAATGGCGACG